TAATCCCTGTTCGCTTGTTAAACGGAAAATTGTTGTACCATCAATAAGGATTGCATCTGGGAAAAACTCTTCTCCATGGAATAGTAAGAAATTTGAGGAAGAGGAGGATTAACCGATGAAGGAGTTTTTAGCAAGTTTAGATTGGATGACACTACTCTCTGCTATTTGGACAGTAATTTTAGTTCCAATCGGAACACAGATTTATAAATATCTGAAAACAAAGAAACTTGATAAGTATGCCTTGATTCTTTATAGAGAAGTTAAAAATGCTGTCAAGTCAGTATATGAAACAGAGGTCAAAGACATAAAGGGCACTGACGCATGGACTAAGGATAAAATGAATGAAGTAAAAGAAATTGCAAAACAGAAAGCAATTCAGGCACTTAATCAGTCAGTATATAAATGTCTCAAAGAGGCTAATAGTGATTTCGAGGATTATTTAGATTCACTCATTACAACCTCATTGTATGATCTTAAACATGAAAAATAAAATATGATAAATGATTTAGAGACTTAAAGAGTCTCTTTTTTATTGAAAGAAAATTAGGAAGGAGGAATCACTATGATTTCAAATTGTGGAAAGGATGAACGAGGTCGTTATTCTGGTGGAAAAGCTGGCGATCAGAGTGGTACTGAATGGTATATTCGTTCTTGGTATAATCATAATTGGAAATGTGTAATCAGATTTCCTGCGAATGTGCGTGAGCAGTTAGCTCTTAATGCAGAAAAGGCAGCTAAGAACAATTTAATTGGATATGACCAGAATGCGCGTCTCTCATATTACAATCATCTTAAAGCTAGTAACTGGGATGCAAGTAAAATTACAATAGCTTGTGAAGCTGATTGTTCAGCAGGTGTTTCAGCAAATATTATAGCGGCTGGTTATAAACTTGGAATTTCAACATTAAAGAATTTCAATAAATCCAATACTACTTCTACTCTTCGTGCAGCTTGTAAAGCAGTTGGCGCAACGATACTTACAGATTCAAAATATTTAACAAGTGATGCATATTTACTTAGAGGAGATTTGATTCTTAAGGATGGAAGTCATGTATGTACTAATATTACAAATGGTTCGAAGGCTTCTACTTCTACTCCAAAGCCATCTACTTCTACTCAGTCAAAGCCAAGTGGAAATTCACTTGTAAGATTAGGACAGCAACACGCTATTAATTTTACAGGACATACAATTGCTGTTGATGGACTTGTCGGAAAAGAAACCAACAGAATGAAAGCTAGAGTTTTACAACATGCTATCAACCTTGATTATAAAAAGGGCATCGGGGAAGATGGAATATTTGGTCGCAAGTCTAAGGCAGCTCTTGGCTCTCATTATGTTAAAAAGGGAGAAAGACAGTATATGGTAACTGCGGCTGAGATACTTATGTATCTTAATGGTATTGATCCGAATGGTGTAGAATGTCCTGGCAAATATGGTAATGGTCTTGTAAGGGCTTCAAGACAGAAATTTGGAGATGATGGTCTTAAAATTACAGCATCTGAATTCCTCAAGTTAATATAAGGAAAGGCTCAGATGGTGTAATATGAAATGGACGAAATAAAAGCATTAATGAATTTAGATTTTCCAACTGTTATCTTGGGCGTATTTATAATAATCTTGGGATTAGATAAAATAGTATTCTTGATTCAAAAAGCAAAGAAAACTCTACGTGTAAAACTTGGTTATGAAATTGATAAAGAGACACTTGACAAAAGAATAGACACTTTGGAAAAGCATGATAACTGGCAATATAAAGAAATAACTAAAATGTCTGAAGGTATAGAGAATATTGAATCCGAGTTATTAGATAATAACTTGGAGAGAAAACGTAAATATATTTTGGATTTTTGTTCTTCTCTGTCAAATGGTCAGAAACAAAATAAAGAGGCTTTCAATAATGTCTTCAAGACATATAAAAAGTATGAAGAACTGCTTACAGCTCATAAGATGGAAAATGGTCAAGCAGAGGAAAGTATGAAATTTATTTCTGAAAAGTATCAGGAATGTCTACGAAATATGGAGTTTAAGTCCTAATATTTTTATTATATCATAAAATCCAGTAATTCAACTTATGAATTTCTTCCTTATTATATATGTATAGAAAAACAGATTATACACAGACTAAATACATGAAGAATGAAATAGGCAGATATAGGTATCAACAGAATATGTCAATATCAGAACTTGCGAGACGTACAGGATTGTCAGCAACTGCAATATCTAATCTTGAAAATGGATATACATCTGATATACTACTCTCTCATGCTATATCTTTATCTCATGCATTACATGTTGATTTGTACGATTTGTTTTGTATTAAAAGATAAGGAGAATTGATTGGTATGGAGAAAACATTTTACAACGTAATCTGTGAAGAATTTGAATTGTTAGGAGGTAAAGTAATTCATATTGATAAGAACTTTGGAGATATGAATGAAGTACATAATTTCGTAATAAGTAATATGTGTCAATATCCTAATGCACATTGGGAATTACGACCTATCACATTTAAAATTTAATATTAAAGGAAAGAGCAGTTTCTTCGGAGGCTGCTCTTTTGTTATGTAAGGGGAGTGAAAGGAAATAACAAAAGCTAAATCGAAATATCATGTAGATATTTCAGAACAAGGTAAGAAAAATCGAACATATAAAGGCGTGACTTACGACAGCCTAACGGAGCTTAGATTTTTGCAAGAATTTATTGAGCCTAGAATGAAAAGTGGAGAAATATTATCATATGAATGCCAAGTAGAATATGTTCTTCAAGAAAAATTTAAATATAATGGAAAGACAATTCTACCAATTAAATATCGAAGTGATTTTAATGTAACATGGGCTGATGGTACTTTACAGGTTTTCGATGTGAAAGGAAATCCCGATTCTATGTCGTTACTTAAAAGGAAAATGATGTGGTGTAAATATCCAGAGACTAATCTTACATTTATATGCCGTAATTTAAAATACGGTGGATGGGTAGAATTTGATACTTTAAAAAAACTTCGTAAAGAAGCTAAGAAAGCAAAATCATGACAGATGATGAGATACATGAGTATTTAATAAAACATAACTGGGCGGTTAATTCATATGAGTTTATATCAATTATGAATGAAAGTCCACAGATAGAACGGACTGAATATAATAGCCAAAATGATATATTAATTGTTTACACTTACGATCATGTATTTTCATGTAAGTGGGTATTGAATGAGATAAAGGAATGAAAGGAATATTAATTATGGAAAAGATTACAATTAAAAATTTTATAGATGAATATAATAAGCGTGACACAGAGTCATTAAAGGAACAGTATATTAAAGATAATCTTGAAATTATACCTTATGTGCCATTTATTAAAAAGGATGCACTTATCGGTAATTTGCTCAAAATAACTATGATTGACAAAAAAACTGGTAATGTAAAAGTAAACTCTTCTGCTGAATATCTTTTAAAGACAAGAATTTTAATTGAGAATTATACAAACCTTACGGTTGAGACAGATGGATTCTATGAGGAATATGATGAGTTGAAGAAATCTGGATTATTTACCATTTTACTTATTGGTGATGATAATACTGCACCGCTTATTCCGATTGAAGAAATTGCAGAGTTCAATCATTTACTATCTATTAAGAGAAATGATGTGCTTACTAATCGTTATGAGATTCACAGCTTTATTACAGAACAGGTAGATAGATTCAAGGCTCTTGACGAAGCTACTCTCACACCATTTATAGATACATTAAGTAAGAAACTTGATGAGATTCCAAAAGAAGATTTAGATAAAGTTGTTGAGTTTGCTAAGAATGGTGGATTTAAAGAGGTATAGAGTATGGATTTATTTGATTTAATATATAATAATATTTATACGATAGATAAAACATTTGATAAACCAAATAACTTTGAAGAAATTAGAAAAGAGATTATTTCTATTATAAAAGAAAATAATCTCTCTCTTAGTCAGTCTGCGATGGTGTTCAATTCTATTATAAAAAAGTTGGGGAATACACCAATTAACGAATTATAATTATTTGTTTAGGTATTTTAATATCTCGCTATGGATTTTCTTAAAATTTTCTATTTGTTGTTCAAGTGTAATTTCAGTAGATCTTTTTAGTAGATTATTTTGGTGAATATATTCTAATGCCGAATCGTAAGCTGCTTTATTAGTAAGTTCTGGATTCATATGTAATACCTCCGTTTTTTGTTTTGTATTATATCATGGATTTAGGATTTATTCAACGAAGTAAAGAATTTCAAATTTCATGAGGAAATTATTTATGTCCAAAAAGAAAAAGAAGAAAAACAAAGTTAAGTTAATACCTCGTAATATAAATACAACCACTTCTGGATTATTTGATTGGAGTGAATTATTTCGAAGGAGGAAAAATAATATTATGATTGCAGCAACAGAAGCTAGAAAAATTACAGAAGAAAGCCGTTCTATGTTACAGAAAACTATTGATGAGATTGATTATTATATTGATGATGCTATTCATGAAGGTAAACATACAGTTATGATTGATGGCTTTATTAGTAAAGAAACTGTTGAAACTTTAAGGGAATATGGTTATGCAGTAATGGAATCTGATACACGTTTTCAGGTGGTATGGTAAATGATAGGTGGAATATTATACGGACTTCTATGCGGATGGATTCTTACATTATTCAATGTAGATGAAATTTGTATTGAAGTGTTGCAACCAATTATTCCATTTGTATTAACCACTGCACATTACTATTTTGTGTTTGGAGTTGTAGGGTTAATATACGGAATTATACATAAGGATTAAATATTTAGGCTCTATACGTGTCATAGCGTATAGGGTTTTTCTTATGGAGAGCGGTTATACTGCTCTCTTATTTTAGTGAATAAATAGTGAAATTTTTGGAGGTGATTGGAATTGGCAAAAAATATATATACAGATTTTAAAAAGAAGTTAGACAGAATTGAAAATCATATTGCAGAAGAAATTGCTCCGCAAGCAAATGAACTTCTAAAAGAATCTGTTAGATATTCATTGATAGATTGGTATAACGATTACACTCCACAGTCGTATGAAAGAACATATAACTTCATGAAAATTCTCGATTCTACAAGAACAATAGGTAAAGGAAATGTTCTTCATTTTTCAGTAGATTCAGGTGCAATGGATAATTATATCGGTTGGGCTGGGTATGGTTGGGGAAATACCTATGATGCACCAAGAGAAGATGGAAAATATTCTAATAAAAAAGGTAATCATCAGAAATTAAATGCCAGCCTTGCATTTGATTATATGTTTATGAATGGTGAACATGGTCATGGTCATTGGATGATGCATAGATCCATCCCTCCATATATGTATATAGAGCGAGATATCGAAAGTGGATTTAATGGTCGTTTAGACAAAATTATAAATAAAAGAGTTGATGAAATTTTAAGAAAGTGAGGAAATTAAATGCCAGGAATGTATAAATATAGCATGGAGATTGAATCTAATGTCAAAAAGTTACTTTTGGACACAAAAGAACTCCAAGACAAAATGGATACTCTCGAAGGCAAAGAATATAAAATCAACTTAAATATTGATGAGAAAAAACTTGGAAATGTAATTTCCAATCTCGAAAAAATGCTTGCCTCTCTTGGTAAGGGAACAGGTGATTTCAAACAGTTTGAGAATTTATCAAAGGAACTATCAAGTATTGTATCAGAAGTACAGAGTTTAAGTAAAGCTTTTGGTAAAGTAGATGATTCTGGTACGAAGACATTACTCTCTTCTATCCAAAATATTGATAAATCACTTTCTGAACTGAGTCAGAATATTCTCAATGTTAATAAAAACATGAGTAATATGGGTGGCAATACGAGTGGTGCTGTCAAACAAGTGGAGAATATTAGTGATGCGTATCAAAACGCTGCAAAAGAAGCTGAGAAATTGGCTGATGCACAAAGTAAGATTGGAGAGAAAACGAATATTTCATCCGTTTCCAATCCTGCTATTGAACAGCAAAATAAATTACAGGAAGAGTTAAAGGAAACTCAACAGCAAGCAGAAGAGACAAAATCTGCATTAAATGATTTATCAAATATAAAAGGTCTAAAACATTATACAGATGAAGTTTTTGATAAATTCGACAACAATATGTTTGGTTCTGGTATTGGAGAAAATAGACTTGGTAAAGCAGCCTATTTCTTCGATGAAAAGAATTCATCTGATTGGGAAGCAATTGGTGAGTATAGTAAATACCTAACCACATGGTCTGCTGAACAAGTTAAGATATTTGACCAAACTCTCGGTTTTACAGAGGAACAAATTAATCAAATTATTAAAGAATTCTATTCAGACGTTGATGAAGACATTCAAGAAGATTATAAATTTGATTTAAAAAATATTATGGACGAGGATCTATATGAATTTAAATCAAAATTTGGAATTGAATTACAAGATGTAATGAAATCTCTTGGATATGATGCTCTCAAAACTAATTCTGGTGAATATGCTTTTTATAATACAGATAAGCTTGTTAGAGAAGTTCAAGTATATGATCAAGAAGCCAATAAAATTATTGACATTAATAATAAAGTAAAAGAATCAATAAAAGAAACTTCTTCCGACCAAACGAAAGACGCATTTCCTTCTACCGAAGCTACTGCTTCTGTTGAGAAAACAACACAAGCAATTAGAGAAGAAAATAATGCTTTGGATGAAACAGTAAGTAAAGCCAAACAGGCGGCTTCTGAATTGACAAAAACTAGAGATATTGTTAGCCAGAATTGGTATCGTGAAAAAGGAACAGTTGTAGGCAAAGATTCAAAAGGCAACGATATAACTCGTGATGCTGATGAATTTTCTTTTGTGGAAAGATTAAAAAATGGTCAGTTACAAACAGTTCTGGCTACATATGATGAGGAAACTGGCAAATGGGCAGAACAAGTTATTAATGTCAGAACTGCTTTTGAACAGGTAGAAAAAGCTATTATCAGTGCAGATAATAAGATTGCTTCTTTAGAGATAGCAAAAGAAAGGACTCTTGCATCTCATCCAGGGTACGATGCTACTGCTGATGATAATCAGATTGCCATTGAAAGAAAAAAGAGAGATGAATTACAAGCAACTCTTAATCTTTATGGCAGCGAAAAGGAATATGTTTTTGAGATTGAAGCTGCTACAAAGAGAATTGCTGATAATCAGAAAAGACTGAATAATAAGAAACAGTCACAGACTAATTTAAGACAAGCAGTTTCTGATGAAAAGGATGCAAAAGCCAACGAACAAGCAAATAAACGTGACGCAAAACAGGCACAAATTGAGGCAGAGAATATTAAATTAGCAGAACAGAAATCTATTTACAATGAGTTGATTGATTCTATTGATAGATATTCTACAGTTTCAAAACGAATTGAAAGTGGCAAGGCTTTTGAGGGTGACTACGAAGAAGCTGCAAGATTGCAAGAAAAGATTGAAGAACTTCAAAACAATCCTATTTTATCACAAGAACAGTTGGATGCTTCTCAGCGTAAGTTGGAGAAAATTGAAACTACATTAGAAGATATTGCAACTGCAAAAGCAAAAAGTGACTCTATTAAAGTTGATTCTGAAAATGTCAAAAATATTCAAACTGAATGGGATAAAAATATAAAAGCAATCCAAGATTATATGGATGCTATGACAAAACTCAATAATCTTAAAGCTAAGGATAAAGGTACTGGTAGTGAAGCAAATCAGATTGCGTTACAGACACAGAATGTTGAGGAATTAAAACAGGCTGCATGGGATGCACGAAAGAATTTGTCTTCTATACAAGCAGAAAATCCTGATATCATCGCATGGAAACAATGGGTTGATATGATGGAACTATTCGACCAAGCTTCTAAAGGTTCTGCTGAATCAGCCGCAAAACTCAAAGATGTATTAGACAACATAAAAGCTCCATCTCTTGATAAATATGAGAATAAACTAGCATCTTACCAGACTAAGAAAGGTGCTTATAATGCTACTATCGCAAGGTTTAACGATGGTGGTTGGACAAGTGATGAATATTTAAAGAATGTACAGGCTGTCAAGGATGCTGTTAATGAGTATGAAACTCTGCTTAATGAATTAAAGGGCAAAGATGCTAGTTTGGTGACAAGTGATGATATTTCTAAATTGGACGAGTATGAAAAGAAAATCAAAGATGCTATCGCTACTGTCACTAATATGTCAGCTGCTGAAAAGGGATATAACTTTGTTTCAGGTCAGAAAGAATTAGACAAGATTCACAAGCTTCTCAATGAAAATAGTAAGATGTCTTCTGAGGCAAAAGCTAAAATCAAGGCTTACTATACGGAAATTGAAAGTGGTAATCCTAGCATGAGTTTGGATAGAATTCATGGTGAGATTATGAAGATTTACAATGCTGAAGTTGAAGCTGGTCGTGCTGGCAGAAGTTTCTTTGATACATTAAAGAATAGTGGATTTCATCAATTAGCTGCTCAGATGTCAGGTATGTTTGGATTTTATGATGTTATTAATATTGGGAAACAAGCGATTAGTACAATTGTAAGTCTTGACGATGCTTTAGTTGATTTAAAGAAAACTACGGCAATGAACAAAACTCAGCTTGAGCAATACTATTATGACGCTAATGATGTTGCGAAACAGATGGGTGTAACTACAGAAGAGATTATTAACCAAAGTTCCGCTTGGTCTAGGCTTGGATACAATACTGCTGAAGCTTCTACGGAAATGGCAAAACTTAGTTCTCAGTTTGCTTCTATTTCTCCTGGAATGGGAGTTGATGAAGCTCAGAGCGGATTAGTCTCAATCATGAAAGCATGGTCAATAGATCCAGATCAAGTAAAGTCTGAAATTATGGACCCTATAAATCAGCTTGGAAACACAATGGCTGAAGACAACCAAGATATTGTAGAGGGTATGGAACGTTCTGCCGCTGCACTTGCTGCTGTTGGTACTTCTACAAAAGATGCTTTTGCTTTATTTTCAGGTATACAAGAAGTTTTGCAAAATGCAGAAAAAAGTGGTACTTCCCTCAAGAGCGTTGCCTTACGACTGCGATCTTTTGACGAAACGTCAGGAGAATATTCTGAGGATTTAGCAAATATCACAGGCGAATTAATAGATTTAACTAAAACTGCTGAACATGCAGAAGGAGTTTCTATTTTCAAACCTGGTTCAACTACAGAGTTCAAAGATTTAACTGATTATTTCAGAGAGATTGCAGGTATCTGGGATGAGATGACACAGAAGCAGCAAAATGATTTTCTTATCAAGGCTTTTGGTCGTAATCAAGCTCAAGCAGGTGCTGCTCTTATTCAGAACTTTAAAGCTGTTGATAAAGCTCTCGCTGAAATGGGTGAAAGTGCTGGCAGCTCGGATAAAGAAATGGAAGCTGTAGAATCCTCTCTTTCTTATAAAATCAACGCACTTAAGGAAACTTGGGTTGGCTGTGTGCAAGATATGATAGACAGAGGAGACTTAGGTACAATTGTAACTGGTCTTACAAAAGTCTCAGAAGCTATTACTTTCTTACTTGATAAATTGGGTATTCTTGGCTCTATTGGATTAGGAGCAGGAATATTCTCAGGAATTAAAAATGTCGGTGGGAATAAAATGCATTTCCCGATGAATATACTCGACAACATACATAATTTACTTTGGATACAAAGGTTTAGAGTATGTTATCCGTGAGATACACGGTGATAAACACCCTATAACGTCTGAATAGACTTGTATGCCATAAACATACAACTGGGAATTACGTCAAACTCACACTACTCTCCTATTTTGGTAACAAATTAGGCTATAGTGACAATGTGTGAACTCGTATGGTCAGGTCGGAAGCTTCCTTATTATAAGGAATAACCGCCACAGTAATGCTATGGGTGAGATTCAGTATATGAAATGATACTGATGAGAATAGACATTCGATGCTATTATGGAGCGTAGCCATAAAATTATGAGTTAGGAACTTATCTCCTACTTCTACGTTAAGTTTGAACCAACTGTTCCTTGGTAGATAAGATGGAACAAAAAGAAGTAAATCTCGATTTCAATTAAAAAATAAAAATGACACTACTCTATTTTGAGCAATGCCATTTTGTAGGGAATATATCTTGCTTGATATAAACATATCATAGCACATATTCTGTTATTTGCAAATACTTTTTCTGTTTCAAACAGAGAATAATAAAATAGAGAGCAGATTACTCTACTCTCTTATATATGAAAATGATATAATATTCCCACCAGATTTTCTAACTACGCACAAAGCTTAATGACAATAATTAATGCCACTATTGCTATGATAAAACTTGTACTAACCTTTATCTTACACTTCATGGTAATTGTCTCCTTCCTATGTTAATAAATCCTATTGGGATTTGCATTGAAAGGCGTAATGCTCAAGCTAGTGCCCGATACAACGACCTATGTAGTTATACTTATCTGGCTCTCCAACACTTATCTTTTGGATAAGTTTTCCACCTCAATGAATATTATATCATGAGTAAAGTTTCTGTAAAGTCTAAACGTTTGTTTTACTTTATGGAGAATAATAAAATAGAGGACTGTCGTGATGACCAGCCCTCAATTAAGGAATAAAAAGGAAATAAATTATGGCTTATACAAAAAGTAGATTATTTATGAAAGATTTTCCTAGTCTTGGTGAACATTTGTGATAAAGACTTGGTTTGTGAGTCCGTATAGTCTTTGCACTTATTAACAGTATAACACTTTCCGATTGTGTCAACTATGACACAAAGGAAATGGCAAGCGTATACTAAAAGTCCGCCGCTTATAAGTATTTTAAATACTTCCAAATTCTACCTCCCTTCTTTATAGTATTTCTTAAAAGTTGGGAAAATTGTATTGCCCAGAATGGGCTGAATATTTATTTCCAATAGTTTGTGTCAAACTATAAATTGACACTTCCACATGGTAATTAAAGAAAAGTACCAAGCACTTGCCGTGACAATGGACTGCAATGTGGTCATACAGTCGTAGTATGCTTGGTGCTATTATACCATGTAGTATTTTTAATTAACAGATAGAACATTTTGTCGATTTTTGGAACACAAAAATAGAATATTTTGTGAAATTGAGTTCACATCTATTTACAAAATTTAGTATCTGTGTTATCTTCAAAATAGTAAAAATTTTCAATTTTTGAAGGAGGTAACACGATGAAAGTTTCAAGAGAAAATTGTCCAGTTAAGCCATTGATAGGAAAAATGAAACGAGAGAAAATTGTATTAAAGCACAAATTACAAAGAAGAGAATCTGTTTGGTCTAATCCAAACAAATCATTGCTTATTGACTCTCTTTTAAGAGGATATATTGTACCACCAGTTTATACTATTTCTGAAGATGGTGTACAATATGTTATTGATGGTGTACAGCGATTAAGCACGTTAAAAGGATTCTATAATGATGAGTTTGCAATATCTAAAAAGGCAGAACCAGTTATAATTGAAGGAACTGAATATAATATTGCAGGATTGAAATTTAGCAAACTTGACCAAGTCGTAAAGGACGAGTTAGATAGTTCTGCTATCACAGTATATGAAATCACTGAATATACAGATAAAGATGTCAGAGAAATGTTCCGAAGGCTCAATTCAGGAAAACCTCTGAATACTTCACAGAAGCTCACACCTGATATGTCGGATGAACTCAGCAATGCAATTTTTGATATTGTCTCTCTCCCATTCTTTGAAAAGAGACTGACATCTGCTCAGTTGAAGAGTTCAGTTGATCAGAGTATTGCGCTTGAAACATTAATGCTCTGCTCCACTAATAAAGATAACGATTTTGCTTCATTTAGAGGTAAGGATAAAGAGAATTTTATCGAATTCTATAATGACAAAGTTGAACCTGAAAAGATTGAAATCATCAAAACCGCAATCAATAAACTTGATGAATCTCTTGAAGAAGATGTGAAAATTCCAAAGACAAGTATTTCTGTATTGTGTTTTGCAGCATATAGAATTTGTAAAGACAAAAAGAGCTTTGAGAAATTTGCTTTGAAAGTAAGTGAGTTCTTGGCAACATACAACGATAATACTGAATACAAGAATAATCTTATGAATGGTACTAATTCTGCCGAGTCTGTCAGATTTAGATTGGATTATTGGAGAAATATTATAAGAGAATTACAGTAAATATTTAAAGAGTAGTCGGTTGACTACTCTTCTTCCATACCTGTTTATAAACATACGTTCCGAATAGTATTCTGTCGATTATTGGTATATAATGGTAATATTAAATACTAATGATTTGGAGGATACTATGGGGTTTTATAATAAGAAAAAGAAACCTATTAAAAAGAAATCAAAAACTGAATATATAATGTTTGTAGATGAGACTGATCCAACAGCAACAGGTAATTATTTCTGTTTGTCTGGTGTTATAATTCAACGTAATGATTACGAAAATAATTTTGTGGACAGAATTAATCGTTTGAAGAAGACACATTTCAACGATTGCGATATTATTTTTCATTATACAGAGATGAAAAATAATCGAAATAATTTTAAGATTTTTAAAGATCCAATAAAAAGAAATAAATTTTATATGGATTTTGTAAATATTTTACAATCTTCAGATATTACTATTCTTTCTTCTTATTTCGATAAAAATGATATGAAAGCGACATATGGTAAATGTGCTGTATCAGATTATGATGTTGCTTTTAAAACACTATTGGAAAATTTTGTGCATTTTCTAAGAAATAATAATGGTGACGGTATGATTATAATGGAATCAAGATTATTTAATGAAAATGCCAATTTACAAAATACATTTTATCAATATATAAATATGGGTTCTGAGCTATTCTCATCTTCAATAGTTAAATATCACTTAAAATGTTTAGGTTTTGTTGTTAAGAACGATAACTGTATTGGATTGCAGATAGCAGATTTTATTCCAGCAACAATTGTTAGAATAATAAAAGACAAGATAGATAAATTTTCTATTCAAAAAACAATACATGAAAAAATATATTGTCATGACACTGAATATGAAAAAATTTTAGGTATTAGAAATATACTTGGAAATGATAATAACTAGAGATATCATACTTGACCTTGTGTTAAATATGATGTATTATAATAATAAGTTCAGATGGAGGAACGTGTAGCTAGTAGACCATTTGACATAGAAACCGAATATAAAGTGTGACGATTGAGGTCGGTTTCTTTATTATTCTCTAGGACGGGTGATTAGTGTTTTACACCATGATCTCGCAGAAAAAGGAAGAGTTTAAATACTCTTCCTTTTTTGCTGTATATAATATTGCTCTTCTATTCTGGTTATCTGTTAGTCGGAACATATATTTAGATGGTTCTCTTTTTTAATACAAATAAAAGAGTAGCAATTTCTCACTACTCTTTTATCCCATTTAAAAATCAGAGCCGCAGTTATTGTGGATTTAAAAGGATCTAATGATATACTTTCAGAGTTGGCGCAAAGTCTATATTTTAAATATAAAGAACAACTATCAGTATTACAATGGAAAAATATTATGAGGGAGGTTGTTGATATAACTTCAAAATATGATAATACAATAGATACAAATATAAATTTTGAAGTTATTCGAAAAATAGAAAATAATGGGAATATATTTTACAAATGATTATTTTGATATCTCTAATATAATAGAGAGAATAAAAGATGAATTGTTTTTAAATAGGTATCCAATATTCAAATTAGATTTAGATTTAATTAGAAGTAGGAATTTTAAGACAGGTATTTCACCTGTCTTATTTAATTGGGAAAAATAAGTAGATAATAATTCATACACATATTTATAATAATAAAGAAAAAAGACTCATCTTTTGACAAGTCTTTTACTACTCTATTATTATTTAGAAAGGTCGTGAAATTATGCCATGAATGAAAGGTATTTATAGATTTAATCCTGCTTTGGTTGGAGTAATTATAGGATTGATTATTGATTTAATCTTATGCGTAGTACTTCCCTAATAAAAACTCTACAAAATACTTATGACAATATTATAATATGATCTTTACAATCTTCCCAATAATTCTATAATTATTGTCATAAATATATCTATCTTCATGTGAAAATTCTCTATTTAAGGATTTAAACCATATATGGTCAGATTGTTGATTGTATTGTTTACATATTACGTCTCCGTTTATTTCAGCAATGACATTTTGACCATCTAACTCATATGGATCGAATTTTGTATCTAGTAAAACAACGCTATCGTCTGGAATTGTGTCTTCCATGCTTTTTCCTTTTATATGAATACCAAAAACAGCATTGTCAGGAATATAATCGGTAATAATATCTTCTATTTCAAAATCTCCATCTCTACCTATCATGCCTGCACCTGCGGCTGCTTGTTGATCGTATACTGGAAATCTATAGATATTCTGTATATTCATAGATTTTATGTTTGTCCTATCTAGTAAATAATCAACAGAACAATTAAAGTAAGAAGCAATTTTACAAAGTGCTTCTGCATTAGGGGTGGACTTTTTACTAGGGTTTAACCAATCTGATATATTTCCAGTAGAAATATTTGTAGCTTTTGAAAGTCTTGCGCTTTCTCCTCTTTTATTTAATAGACTTTTTAAATGAATAAGTTCCATATAATTACCTCTCTTCTACATAATTTACCATATTTTTCCAATATAATAAAGCTATATTGACATTTTCGTGTATGCGAGTTATTATATTAACACTCGTTTATGCGAGATTTTATATTGCAAACATAAGTTCTCGTTGTCGAGAATGGTTCAATTTGGTAAAATGAAAGGAGATTTTTGTTATGAGAGGCGGATTAATATTGGATATGGAAAATAAAAATGCTTTAATAACGAACGCAATGCTTACTGTGTACATAGATGAAAAAAATATGGATTACACGAAAATGCTTATGCCATTTATTGAAGCAACAATATATGATTTAAAATATTCTGTAGGCGATAATCTGTCCGTAAATACTATCAAAGAAAAGACGAACTCTGAATACGGATTGGATTTAAAAGATAAAGTAGTTGAAAAAATTTTATATAAGCTTTATAAAGATAAAAATGGTGCAATTTTAAAATATACATATCGAAATAAAAGCAAATTGTATACTTTATTAAAAGTACCAGATGTAAAAAAGTTTAAACAAGTAAAATCAAATATGACAGATGTTGTAAAATCTGTAATATTAGAATTTGTAACTTATTATAATAACGAACACATTGTTAAAAAAATTGATTATAATAAAGGACAAATAATTTTTGTTGACTTTTTAAATAAATATAATTTTGAAATTTACAATGATATCAATGCAACAAACAATATCATGATAAATGAACATGTTGCTTCTGATATGTATTATGTTGCAAAATTTATTATTGAGGAACATAATAAGAAACATAATCATCAAGAAAATTGTTATAACAAGCTTTTAATGTTGCAGGAGGGTTATTTTGCACAAAATGCAATTTACTATTTCATGAATGGAGAAATAGAAGCAACTCCAAGCAGAAAGCTTAGTAATGTGTATTTTGTGTTAGACACACGAATATTAATCGATGTTTTGGGATTGAATTATGCAGTGGATGCGGATTCAATGGCAGAGTTATTAGAACTAATAAAAAGAAATGATGGGCATTTATGTACATATGAATATTACATGAATGAATTAAAAGGTATTATAGACAAATATGTCCTTGATTATGACTCAAGAATATATTTAGATCTCGCAAAATTTAGAGATAGTAAAATGTCTGATACTCAAATAAGAGTATATAATTTAAGCCTTAAAGATAAACTTGAAGATAAAGAAGTAACAATATTATCTCCTCAAGAATATGACAATATGGTATCAAGTCA